GCTTGAATACCATGTTGCAATGGACTAAGGCTACTAATTAACCCACCATTAAACTGGATTGGAAATGTTTGCCACTGCGTAGTCATTTATTAAAAAACCTTTGAGGTCAGTACACTAGATTGTTGTATAACAGTTGAACGTACATAATCATATCGGTTTAGATATAAAGTACGCATAAATTTAATACCTTCTTGAAACTTATTCTGAGCTATTTGTGAAGCTTGTGAATCTCCACGGAATTGATACGCATAAAACATTGCACCATCTACAATAACGTGACTAAATTGTTCTGGTATAGTAGGTACATCAGAGTATGTTTCTAGTTCTACAGGGTTACGATAATATTCATAAACTATTTCATATGCTTTATCAGGTGTAGGAACCGTTATAAATTCTTCACTAGGTGTTCTACAAACATATTTAGGTAAACCACGTATACCTGTATCGGTATTATACTCATAGTCTAAAAACCTGTCAAGGTACTCTTGGTAATTTATGTTTGTTAATTTAGTAGTGCTGACATTTAAGTCACTGTCTTTTTTAATTCTAAAGCTATCCATATCAATAGTTTTAGTATCGTAGGGTATACCATAACGTGTAACACCTGCAGTGAGAGTGTCTTCTTCTTCTACGTGGTTCCAAGGCCATTGAAACTCTTCGTGATTAATATGACGAACAGAAGCATTAACTGCATCTTTAGCTGAACTGTAAAATCCTGTAGCTGTAGCAAAGTTAGCACTGGTAAGTTCAACTTCATTCAGTCTACGGTTTACTTTATTAACTAGGTCTAAAAAATTATATGCCATTATTTATTCCTTACACGTAAACGTATACTGCGTTCTACTGTCAAACCACCTGATGTAGTAATCTTACAAGTAAACAAATACTGTACATTTTCTGTACCTGAACCTAAGTAAGCAGTAGTAACTGTAGAAGTAAATGTGCTTGATATTAGCTGTATGCCATTTACAAGTGGCCCTGATGCAACTAGTTCTGTTTTAACCCCATCTGCATCTTCTACGTACCACACTACACTACTAATAGTGTCTGTACCCAAGAAACGTGACCAATCAATACTGTAGTCAAGTGTTTCATCAGGGTCTTTGTTAGGCCATTTTAGTGACATACTGTGTTTCCTTTAAGCAGCTTCTGCATACGTAGTTCTATTATTATCGTTAGAACGTTCTATGAATACTTTACGATCCACCCTATCAACATATGCAATTCTGTTTACATCGTTTTGGCGTTCAATAAACAGTATTCTTTCACGGGAATACTTAGTTTTAATTGCTTCATAATCAAACTGTGTAGTTGTAGCAGTTACATCGTTAACTGTAGTTGTAAGTGTTAAACCAGATAGAGTAGCAACTACATTGATTACAATAGTAGGTTCATTGACAGTGCCTGTAGCTGTAGCCTGTGCTGGTACTACTGTTACACCTACACCCTCAATAATAGAGACATCATTGACTGTAGTTGTAGTTGTTACATTATCAGGTAATACAAGAGCATCAGCAGTAATAGTTACATCATTTACTGTAGAGCTTGCAGTTACGCCTGTGACACCAAATACTGCACCTACACCTTCAGTGATACTTACTGTGCCAATGCTTGATGTAGCTGTAACACCTGTGGTAAGTTCTGCTGTAGCACCACCAGTAGCTGTTACATCATTTACTGTGGTAGTAGCAGTAACACCACCGATAGACACGGCGACAATATTACGTACAGTAATACCATCACCGTTGACTGTAGTTGTTGCTGTAACGTTATCCGTAGTAAGATTACAATCAGCAGTTACAACAACTGAATTAACGGTAGTATTCGCAGTGATGCTTGTAAGAGTTACATTTACTGCACCCGATCCTGGGTCACTAAACGCTGCCTCTGAATAAGCCGTTAATCCATACATATGTTACAAAGCCTTATGCTGCTTCTTCTGTAGTACCTGCTTCTAGTGATTGTTTTAGCATATTCATAAATGCATCACGTCCTACAGATAGTTGATCTAAGTTGAACCGTGCAGAGCCAATCTTTTGATCTAACGAAGTAATATGATTAATCATAACTTTTTGTTCGTCAGTCAGTTGATCTTCTGTGTATTCTTTGTCGTCGATAGTAATAACATTAGCCGTTTTTTCTTTAGCCATTGTTTTTTCTCCTTGGTTAGGTTGGTTGTGTGGGCCAATCATCTGGCGCAAGATCGGGCCAGTTTTCGTGACTTGATATATCACGAAGTGCCTGACGGTAAGCGACCCACTCTGCTTTCTTTTCGTCAGACATTGTTACATCAGGTTGATTAATCCAATCACTTTCAAAAAGTAATTGATTGCGCATATTTCTATCACGCCTCGCCGCATGAACCCCTATAGGTTCATTTTGCGCCTCGTTAGCCGCTAATTGTGCTAAATCCTCGTCTGTCAATTGCCTTAATGGAATATAGGTTTCCTGAACTTCAATGACCGCATCAGGATTGTTTGGGTCTATTTGCTTTTGAATTGTCCGTGTTTCAACAGGCGTTCTAAAATCTAATGCTTCCATTATTAAACTCCGTTCAAAACTTGATATTTTGACACATACGCAGAGGATGTACTACTAAAATAAAATCGCAAAGCGTCAAAGTCCTCATTGGTTTCATTATAATTGTTTTGAAAAGTCATATACTCGCTGACGCAATAAGTGTTATACATGTAATTTACTTGGAGCTTTATAGATGGCATATTAATGTCATCTGAATCAGGCCCGTGAGTAAAGTTTAAAAGACACATAATACCTTTCATAGAAGTAAAGCTAGATGTTACTGGATAAGTTGAATTCCAACTGCTAGTCCCTGTTGAATAGTTTCTAGTCAATGTACTAGCGTAAGTATACCATCCAGAATATGCTAAGTTCCTCACCGTTCCAGACGAGTTTATTCGTTGCATGTAAAAATAAGTACTAGTAGTGGGTATAGCTTTAATCGTCCAAGTTGTGTTGTATTGTGGGGGTTGGTAATACCCTTGACCTACAATAGGTATGTCAAAGTAATTCACTGCTGAATTAGAATAGGAATAAGTTTCACCGTAAGTGTAACTAAGTGGCATTTGATACTCCTAATTTATCTTGCAAAGCATTGATCTGAGATTGCTGTTCTTTTAGTGCCTCTATTAACAGACCAATTAAGCCATTATAGTTTACTGTTTTATGACCACTTTCATCTGTGTTTTCATCGTCAGGTAATTCAAGGTAATTGACTAAGTGGGGCATTACTTCTTCAATCTCTTGAGCAATAACACCAGCGTCCCTTCTTCCTGTTTTTTTCCAAGTAAAGTCATATCCGTTTATTTGTGAAAGTTTATCTAAAGGACTTTCAATTTTTGAGACACTTTCTTTTAATTTTATATCTGAACCAAGCGCTACGGGTACAGCAAAACCTACACCCCCAAAAGCACTCGCTGACATGTAGCTATCAAACGTGTTATTAACGGCATCAAAGATATACTTAAGTTGCGTATATACAGGTTTGCCAGAAAATGAAGACGAGGCCCAGTGACGAGTTTGATGAACTGGGTAAGTTGTATAATTATTCATATACAAACGTTCCCAGAGAGTGCCTAAAGAGGCTTTCGTAGTGTCATAGTAGGCGTCACCGCCAGAAGCAGAACCGTTAAACGACCATAAAATGTCAGAACCACTTTCGACATTTACCTCGCCGTCACTGGTTGTTCTCAACCTAATGTCAGAGGTAGAACCAGTCGTTTGGATATTAATTGTAGATGATGATGTTATTCCACTCGCCGCTGGAAGGTTTGTCAGGTTGCTGCCATCGCCGTGGAATGATGTAGCGTGTACTTCTCCAGTGTTAGTAGTGCGAAGTATCCAACTACCAGATGTGTTTAGAAAACCAATCTGGTTACTACTATCATTGTATACATAGTTTCTATCAGTGCCGTTTGTGTTAAATCTAATAGCCGAATAACTACTACTACCTGATTGCAGACGCATACTGGCACTATCTACAGGGTATATATGCCACCCTGCGCCAGTACCAGTATTCCAATAAAGACCGCTGCCGTTAGAAGGGCCGAAGTTTACCCAAGTGCTGGCATCGTAGTATGAACTGTCTTGTTTGTTCAGTGTTTGTAAAACAGTATCTGCCAAGAAGTTTGGAGTAACATAACGAACATAGTCATCATATGAAGCGTAAATTTTATTTATGCTTCCAGACGTTGTTACACCAGACGTTGTGTTAATCCAGCCAAGCTGTAGGTATCCATTGCCATCACGAACAGGCACAGTAGCTGGTGCGTTACGTGTAGTGCTTAATTGGTATCCGTCCAACAGGTCAGCATCTAGGCCAGAACCAGAGCCATCGTTGCCAGCGTGCCAGACCTTATTTCCACCCACCTCAAGTTGTCCAGCCGCATTATCCCATTCAAACTTTAATGATCCATCAACATACCATTTATAGTGGTCATCAGAGTTAAACCACATGGTGCTGCCTTCTATACCCAAAGCATAATCTCTGCCTGAACCAGTAGGATATAGTATTAGTCTTGCGCCAGTAGAAGCGTCTGTTGGGGTGGGGGCTTGTACATTGCCAGTACCAAAGGATATCTTTGTAGCAGTATCAGCCACATCACTACGCAAGAAGCTGCTTGCCTGTAGTCCGTCTACTGTGTCAGCATCCCCAACACTCACACTCAGCGTAGCATTAGCAGAGCCATCCCAAGAGACGGAACCAGATGCGTCACCAGAGAGTGTTAGGGTACGTGCTGTGGTCCACTTGTCAGCATTAGGGTGATAGCCATCGTGGAACATTTGATTGCCGTATAGGTAGGCTTCTGTATCACTGCCCTCTAGTTTAAACGCTTCTTCCCAAGTGATTGTTTCACCAGCCGATGAGATAGAAACATCCCGATAAATTACAAAATCGCCAGAGGTGCTGTCGTTGTTAAACTGGAACTCCCAAGCAGAGCCATCCTCAATAGAAGTTTGCGTTCCTGATCCCGTATAAGCATTAAAGCGAATACCTAAGTTACCACCGCCATCATTTGTAAATAAACCAATATTAGGTATTACTTGAAGGTTGTTTTGACCTGACCGTAAGTAACGTCCGTCATGCGTATGGCTGTCATCTGCTACAGTAACACTCAACGTAGCATCAGC